TTTCTTGTTGTGGTCTGTGTTTAGATCTTATTCACATATCCACTGGACTGACTCAAAATTGAACGTCGAGATTGACAAGGGCGTCTACAACATTGCCACACAAAAATGGCGGTTTATACGCGTGATTACCTTTACGGTTTTGCTTCTTTCCACCAATGACAGTAACCCAATTCTTGCAGTATTGAACGCAAGATTCGGCTGTTTTGGCATATACGTCACATAACTCGTGGAAAGTTATACCGTACACATCTGAAAGGTAATCATCAAACGCATGAACATCATGCTGCTTGGCCCGGTCAATAGTTGCCTTGACATTCTCTGGTCCTCCCATCTCCTTCATTTTGGAATCACGGAGATCGAAGAACGGTTTATCCGAGAGGCGCTCGGAAGTTGCGATGAGCAATTCGGGTATTGCTGGAACGTGTCTATGTTCGTACGCGGCAGACAAATACTTGCCCGCCATGTAATCCGAATCATTTATTGCTGTATTGCGATTAGCACGCAAATTCAGCTTGGACACGACACGTCCAAATTGTGGGACAGGTAAACATCCTGCATTCGACGTGGGGTACCTTTTACGGTAAAACGTCGCCTTCTGTTTCTCGGCTTGGGGCACAACCTCAGCAGTCATGCCACTAGCCTTGTAGACCTCTTCTATGGCCTTTTGAGTAACTTCAGACTCCCCCTCGACGAAACCAAGATAATCGTCACCTCCATGTAGGTTTGTGCTACGCGTAACACCTGCATTAACCATGGCGCTCTGCATGAGGGCCATGTGCACATAGGAATTTCCAGTTGTTGTGGTGGTCTCACCTGACCACCGTTGTCCCTCTAGGCTGGCTGCAATGCCATACCTAGTCCAGACTCTAACTTTTGTGTTAGCTGCAAATTCCCTCACAAACCATAATGGTGCTCCCAATTTCCTATAGAACATCGCTTCGTACTTGCGAAATTCCTTGGATTGGCTCCCGTCATTGTTTTTCGCGTCTGACTCAATTGCCGTTCCTTGCGCATTTCCGATAATATCCCCCAGTTCCTCACCGCTCGCACCGCAGGCGTAAATAGCGGTGTTACCAACATTGAGCGGGTTGGATCTGGAGAAAATTTTCTTCATCCTAGCGTTAATCTCCATAACGATAGGGCCAGTAAGGGCATTGTACATATCTGTTCCTTGATACACTACCCGTGGCTGCGCCCTGTGGGGCTTGAGCAAAACTTCCTGCTTTGCGAACACATGTTTCGTGCCCATATCACTGTTCAATTGCTCGCTACCCAGGGCATCCATGAGCCGCTGGGATTTCGATGTCTTACACCCTTGGAGATACTGAGCAACAGTATCATCATCCATTCGTATTTCGTCGAGAGGAAGAAACTTGTCCATAAGAAGACGGTGTCCTTCGACAAAATGTTTTTCACTGATGAGAGAAGGCTTGAAATCACACCTTTTCTTCATCGCGTGGAGGGTAGCACCAGCTGTATTGCTGGGAACAGTGATTGGAACGTGGTCGAGAATGGCACCTTTAG